GGGAGGACCTGCGCCCTCACGTCCTTGATTCGCTGCCGTTCCTTCTCCGCACCCGCCTTCTCACCGTCGGCGAATCCGGCCGCCTTGCCCTGCTCAATCCCCTCCGCGACTCCAATCGCATGAGCGTCGTCACTGATGGATTGAAACAGCTCCGGGTGCTTGGCCCGTAATTCATCCTTTGTCATTGACCATTCCTCCTTAAGATTATTCACAAGCTCGGAAAGACTGGCCACCCCGTCCGCCAAGCCTGCGGTTATGGCCTGTCGGCCAACAAATATCCTACCGTCCGCCGACTCCAGGACCTCCTCAACCGAGCGGCCCCGCATCGCGGCGACGGACTGAACGAACACCGAATAGATCGCGTCCACCTGCTCCTGGATGTAGGCGCGACCCTCCTCCGACAATGGTTTATGGGATGATGCGATGCGCTTGTAGCGTCCCGCCGTGATCTCCGTCCACCGCTCGCCCATCATCTCGTCCGCCTTCGAGATGTCCACATGGGTAGCCACCACGCCGATCGAGCCGACCGTGGTGGTATCCCCGGCGATGTATATCTTTTCCGCAGCGGCCCCGACCCAATATGCGCCGGACGCCATCATGCCATCAGCCCATGAGACGATGGGCTTCGTTCCCCTGGCCGCCAGGATCTTGCCCGACAGCTCTTCAGTGCCGTCCACCGTCCCGCCGGGGGAATCGATCGCCAGGATCACCGCATGGACCTGGGGATCTTCAATCGCCCGGTCGAACGCCTCGCCGACCTCCCGCATGGCCGTGCCGCCGAAAAGGTAAGAGAAGAACGTCATGCCTTTGGTCAGAACATCGCGGATGTCGATGATCGCCACGCCGCTTTCCACCCGATAGCCCCGATCCGCTTCCAGTTCGGTCATTCCGGTCTGCATCGCGGCCTTGATCGGCTTCAGATCGATCTTCTCCCCCTTCATGTGGGTTTCATAGACTGCCCGGATCTCCTGGAGCTTTTCCGGTGCGATTGACCAAGGCGAGTTCATCACGTCTAACAGGCGCATTTTATTCATCCTCCTCGTTCGGATCGCCGTCTTCCGGCGATGAATCATCCGGCGCCGTCTGCTGCTCCACGGCAGGGACCCACAGCCCGACCTCTTTGAGCATCCCGCGCTCCTTCCGGATCCTCGGGAAGTTCTTCTCGAAGTCACCGCCGGTTAGCAGGACCGTTTCTTCGTCCAGCGTTGAGATGCCCAGGGATAGCCTCTTCTCCGCGGCCCGGACTTCCTTCACCGGATCGATCTGACCGGGCGCATCGCCGATCCAGATGGAGCCGCAATAGGCCGCTCGGGTCAGCGGATCATTGAAAAATCCGGGGGCTTGGACGCGGCCGAAGGCGACAGCCTCCGATAGCCAGTTCTCATAGACAGGCTGGCAAAAAGTTTTGACCAGCCAGGCCCTCCGGGTTCTGAAGAAACGCCAGGACTCCAGCAGGGCCGCCCTGCTTGCCGAGTAGCTGCTGCTGAAGTGGCGGATCAGGACTTCGTAGGGGATCTCAAGCGCCATGCCGATCTGTCTCATGATCGACTGTATGAAGGGATCGAACGCGGTATTCGGGCGGCCAGGATTCGCCGTCGTGATGTCCTCATTCGGGGCCAGGCCGACGATTGCGCCGTTGCCGAGCTTGTAATCCTCATCGTCTGAAGCGGCCCCGACTTCATCCGCCGGGTTCCAGGACGGCAGGCCCATGCCCGATTCCGTCTTGACGAACACCGTGAACATCCCCGCCACTACCGCCGCCATGAGTTCCGCGTCCGTGTAGCGGTCTAATTGCTTCAAGGATTCAATCACCGGGGAAAGATACGGCACGCCCCGGCTTTGGCCTGGCCGCAATACCGGGTAAAGATGGAGGACGTTGCGAAGGCCGGTCTGCTCGTTGAACGCCGGAAGGACATCCCATTCCATATTTTCGCGTGACGTGATGATTGAACCAGGATGCCCCTTCAGAACGTGATAGGCGATGGGCGCACCGTAGCGGTCTTTTTCCACACCGCCGGAGAGGGTCGGCGTGTCCATCGCCCATCCCTTGTTTTTCACCCGATCGGCTTCGATAGCCTGGAGCTTCAACAGGTATGGGCTGGGCGGCCTCGGGAACCGCGTCATGAGAAAAAATGCGTCGCCGTTCTCCAGGACTTGCCGGAGCGCAAGGGTTTGCAGATCATCAAAGTGGAGCGTCCGGGCGCAATCGCACTCCTGGGACTCCGCCCACAATAGCCACTCGCGCTCAACCGCGGACTCCCAGGCTTCCGCCGTCGCGTCGTCCATGCCGAGATATTCCCGGTCGATCCGCGCCTGGAGCTTCAGCCCCTGGCCGACGGCGTTGGAGACGACCAGACCGATCGCCCCGGTTGCGATGGGCGCATTGCGGATCAGATCGCGGGACCGCTCGCGGAGCTTCGGAAGATAAGTCAGCGTGTCGCCGTCTGCATCCCTGGTCAGAGTGGACCATCCCGAGAGGGACCGCCTCGTCACGGATGCCCCGGCGTAGCCTTCGGCATACGCCATCGACACCCTGGCCACATACCGCCGCCTGGCCGCTACGGGATCGAAATACTGAACCACTTTGTCGATGAGATTGGGTTGGGGAATGGCGATCTTTTTCATGTCGGCGTCACCCCCCTCACTACGGGTCCGGTCCTTGTGCTGGCCCCGGTCTGTGACAGGCTGCCGACCCAAGACGCCCAATAGTCGATGTTCTTCCGGATCTCTCCGGCATTGGCCAGCGTGAGGGACTTTTCGCCCATCGCGTAGGACTGACCGCTGGCAACCGCCGCATCCGCCGCAAGCCACAGAGCCAGTTGCGTTTGGGCCTGGGCAAGAGTGATACCGGCCATACTCACCCCCATATTTGATGGCCTTCCCCGGTCAACCGACGCAGGGATGGCACTGTTTGGGGGGATTATAAGGGGTGTTTTTTGGTCAAAACACAGAATGACCTTATTTGAACACTATTGAACGCAGAATGATGTTATTTGAACGTAGAAAACGCTTGACAAGGTTTCTGAAATGTGAGTTGGGCAATAAAAAAGGGGGCCGAAGCCCCCTGGTTCGCAATAATTGTTTGGGGTTCAAAGGGAGGATCGCTCGCAATATTTCCTTGGGTTTCACATTTTACATCGCTCGCAGGTCCTGAGTGGGTTTCACCCCACCAATCGCTCGCACAGTGTGTTTGGGTTTCAAATTTTTTTTCGCTCGCATTTCAGCAGTGGGTTTCATAATCCTCCTCGCTCACCGCCTTACGCCGTCGCCTGCATCCCGCTTTCATACTTCCGCTCGAATATGCTCCGCACCTCGCCGAATGCCTCAGCGGTATGTTTCAGCTTTTCCACCTGCGCCCGGAGTTCGGCGATCTGTTCCCTTGCTTCGGCCAGCCGCTTTTTCGTAGCCTCATGCGCCGTCGCCTCTTTGTAATACATGGCCTTCCAGTCCGTCGCTTCTTTTTTCTGGTATGCAGCCATGCGCCGGGGGTCCTGATTCTTGACGATGATCTGGTCGATCTTCTCACGCGGGATGATCTTTTCTTTCCGCACTTCCTCCAACCGGGCTACTTCCGTAAATGCCTTTTTCGTTCCGACGGGACCGCACAGTCGAAGTGTCTTGGACACAAGACCCACACCGAACGTCCTGGCCTCCGCCTCGAAGGGCAAGGCGCGCATCCAATCCCGGAAGGTTCCCATCCGCACGCTGAACAAGTCCTCCAGATACGTTTCAAACCGCTCCTTCGCGTAACGCTTGTTTTCCTTGTAGCGTTTCGTTGTGCGGAGATAGACGAGCACCTTCGTGGCCTCAATGATCGAGTTCTTCTGTGCGCTGAGGCTTGCCCTTACCGCCTCCTCCAATTCAGTGATGCTCTTCTTGTCAAACGGGTTTTCTTGCTTCATGTGAGATTTCCTCCTTTGGTTAAAGTTCGCAGTATTTCTCTGGGTTTCAACATTGCGATCGCTCGCAATGGGTGTGCGGGGTTCATCCCGTTCGTCGCTATGCCGCCTTCTCCTTTGCCCAGAAAAACGGATCAACAATATTCGTATGCCCCATGATCGCCCCCGCGTATGGCTCGGATACCGGCAACCCCTCAATCTCCCGCGCCACAACCCAGAAATGAGACAGAAACAACTTAATCGCCTCATTCTTCGCCGCGTTGTGGACATGGCCCTTGCTCCATTCCGGATGGTTCTTTTGATGCTTCGCCTTGCGCTCCAGTAGGAACCGCTTGTATGGGCTGTCCGGCCCCTGCCGGTTTATCTGTTCCCCGATCTGATAACCGAGCGTCCTTCCGGGCGTGCTCCAGTTGGCGACCGTCCCCTTCTTCCGCTTCGGCATGACGCCCTCCACCGTATGACGGCCCATGAATGCCCACCACTTTGAGATCGTGGCAAACTCCCGCCGCTGTTTCCGGTATTGCAGAACTCCGTCCTTTTTCGCATCCTTCCCGCACGATAGACACTTCATCCCGCCATCGGTCTTTTCGAGATCGCCGCCGCATTTCTGGCAAACCGGGACAAACTTGAAATAGTATTTCATCACCAGGCACCCGGCAATGGCCGGACCGATCCCCGGAACCATCTTCAGCCAGAGCCGCCAGATGTCCCAGCCACCAGCAAGCTCCTTCTCGATCTCCCGCGCCAGCCTCCCCTTGACGGTCTCCAGCCCTTCCGTGTGCCGGTCCCCCTTTAAGATGTCCTCGTTATCCGGATCGTCTACAACTTGCCCCGGAAGTGTGGTGATCCTTTGCTTCGTCTGTGTTATCAGCTTAGTTACCCCGTCATAAGTCCGCACCAGATAATTCAAATAATCCACATTCTCTGTCATTTCGACTGTCCTCCCTCTCCTGTTTTTATTCCACCCCCTCCGGGATGTTCTTTGTCAGCTTCGCCGTCGATCTCTGGAAAAACATCTCCAAATTGTCCGCATAGGCGCACCACACTCCGTCTATGATCACCGCCGGGAGCCCCGACCGAA